GTCGCCGTCGTAGTTCCAGTGAAGATCTGCCTCGTTGATGAGCGCCGCTTGATCGTGCCCGAGCGCGCTGTGCGAGATAATGTCGTCATCGGTGAGTATGCGAACCGTCGCCGCATCCTCAAGCACGGCGACCATTCTGCGGAGCTGCAGCTTTCCCTCGGGCGTGATCGCGAGAAAGCAGCCGATGGGCGCAAGGAGCTCTTTCTCTATAAATGCCTTGCCGTCAGTCTTATCAAGGTGGATAAAGCGCAGAATGAGCCCGGAGTCAAAGTTGTTCGGATCGAACAGGTCAGTGCCGATGTTGGAAAACGACGCGCTGTCCACGTCTGCCGCCGCGATGCCAAGATGCCACGATTCCGGCAAGGTGATAGACGTGCCGAGAATCGTGCCGGTCAGCAACGCATAAGCGGCTTGCGGTGCTGCCATCTCGAGGTATGGGAACTCTTCGATCTCTGGCCGGCGATCGTTGTCATCAGTTGGATTGACCTCGATGCGCGTCGCGATTGAGTTTATCTCGCGCGTGAGGCCAGAGAACGTGAAAGGCGGGGAAGCAGACTTAGCGGTATACCGGATAATCTCGCCAGTCTTTTTGACGAGCAGATACCCAACGGTCGCAAGCGGTGCGTCAGTGAAAGACGCAGTGTGCTGCAACATCTCGAAGCCGTCAGTGTCGGCCACCGACATCGTAATGGCGTTCGTCTCAAGGGTTGCTGTCAGGCGGGTCTTAGCAAGGCTGAAGATGTCCTTGCGCATTTCCCTCTGTCGGTCGACGCAGGAGAACCGATATGAGCCCTGGTCGTACTCGACAACATTGTCGATGATGTAGGTCGCTACCCTTCGCCAGGTATCGTCGTCGAAGTCTCCGGTATCGCCAGTGAACAGGCGCACCTCGTGGTGTCTAACACCGGCGCCCTCGTCGAATAGCTGGTCGCGTATAAGATCAGTTAAAGCGCCGCTCAGGTCCGTCGCTACGAACGAGAACGAGCCAATCGTCGCCCGCCCTTCGTCTGGGTGTAGCTCGTGGCTTACCGATGCTGCTTCTTCGACGCAGCCATGCACGACGCTGCCGGGAATGTTAATGATCTGCCCGGAGCGCTCGGTCGTGAGGTATATGGAGCCAACGTCAAACATGAGCGCAATGACTACCCGCGGCTCCCTGATCCTCTGATCGAGCCGTGAGCCAGGTGGATCGGTTCTCATATCGTGACGATGGTGAAAGAGTAGGTCAGCAATTCATCGGACAGAGGATGGCGTGGCTCGTCATAGTCGAGCTGATCGAGGTAGGAGGTTGCAAATGCGCTCAGGCCATTCGGGGCGAATAGAAATGTCTCGCTCCGCTCTACGCTATCGAGGAACATGCGCAAATGAAGCCACTGATCCTCGCGCAGTGGTTTAGTCGTGATCGAATACACATGCTCGACGCGGATGTGATAGCGCTCTCGTAGACCTGATAAAGAGGTACGGGTAGCGCCTATCGCTCGCTTGCCGTGCGTCATGCCGGCGTAAGCGACCGGAAGGTGATAATCGACAGTCGCTCCAGAGGCCACTCCATAGAGCGACCGGAGCGCCGTGTATTGAACCGCCGGCCCGGTCATGTCGAGCCTCTGATGAGTTCGGCTTGCCGGCTGTTACCACCGATAATCACAACGTCTCGACCGTCGACCGCCTGGCGAATGCCATCAATGACACGGCGCCGGATGAACTCGTCCCAGCCAAGCATGTCGCCGTGGAAATGGACCTGCACAGCGGTTTGTCGATTACGCGCCGCGGCAGCGCTCGAGGTCGTTGACGCTGAAGACGTCACGAGAGGATTCGCTGAAGTTCCTAACGTTGCACCACCAGTCCCGCCATGCGAAATCTGCAAGGCTTCGACTAGCCCGGTTGCAGCAACGAACCCGGCATTCACGCGCGACCATAAAAGAGCGGCCTTGGCAGCCGCGAAGCCCTGCGGGGTCGGGCCGTATATCGCGAGCGCCTTCGCCGCGGCCACATGCCCGGAAAACAAAATCTGTTTGACCGCGAGCGCCTTTTCAATCGCTAGGGCTGCAATAGCGGCACCTCGATGCTCTGCACCAAGAGCCCGCAAAAACCCAGCCGCCGCAAATGCAGCATCAGTTTTCATGAACTGAATTTGCTCTTCTATGGCGATGCGCTCGGCGCCAAGACGCCGCTCCTCGTCGACCACAGACTGAGCTAGTTGCTTATGGTCTTCGGCAACCTTCGCGAGCAATTCTCTGCGCCGTTCTTGGAACTCACGTTCTTCTTCTAATGCTTGCTCGCGCATCTCTGGCGTGAGCATGAATGGGTCCATGCCGCCGCCCATATCGGAATGTGGTGGGGGTCTGTACGTCTGATCTGGTATGTCAATCTCTTGCATCCCAGCCGCACGAGCCGAGGATAGAGTGCTTTGGATAAATTGCGCGTAACCAGCGCCGCCAGCAGCGCCGCGGTCCACGCCACGAACGCGCGTTACTTCAGCCTCGAGCGCCGCAAGTTCTTCTCGGAGCCTCGCAACCTCTGCAGTCTGGTTAGCGATCGCCGTTCTGGCTCGTTCGTGCCCGGCTCCGCGCTCGCGCAACTCTCCAAGCCGCTTCTCAGCTTGGAATAGATCCTCGGTCGTAGCCGTTAAGCGCCGCAAAAGCTGGTCATACTGAGAGACATTCCCGAGAATCAAATCGTTGATAATTGCGTGCGTGCCAGTCAGCAGCTCTGCGAACTCGCGCATCGCAGGGACAAGAAGCGAAGCCATCGACCGCGCCAACTGATCGGACGCCTCTCGCATCGCCAGCATTGCGGCCCGCGCTTCTTGCGTAGCCTTCAGTTGCTCCTCGGTCATTTCCTTCGCGTCCATGGCTCCCCTGATCCACGACGCAAAAGCACGGCCAGAAAGAACAATGCCGAAACCGCCCAAAATGCTGCGAACGCCGGTCAAGGTTCGACTGAACGCACGAAGGTTTCTATCTGCTGAACGGAATGCGGCCGCAGTCTGGTCCGACGCGGTAATGGTGAATCTAGCGGTGGGATCAGCCATTGGGATGCTCTGGGTTCTTGTTCATATGCGCAATGCACAAGGCGAACTCGTGCTGCGTCATTCCCATTACCTCGGATGGCTTGATGCGAAGGCGGAAAGCGACGTGCATGATGGCGGCGAGCACGTTATCGCCTGCTATTTTTTTGCGGCGGTCTCGACGAGCGCATCGACACTCGCGGAACGATCCGCGCCGATAGCGCCCCAAATAGCGAGGAGCTTCTGCTCTGAAGATTGCATCAGAACGGAACGATCTGAAAAAAGTTGCGCCCCTGTCTTTGTCTTGAGACGTGCGACTAGGCAGTCAACGATCCCCTCCATGCTGATCGACATGCCGCCCTGAGCGTCGTACTTGATGTGCTTGAAGTACGAATTTTGCTCGGCAACAGTCGGCGGCCAGTAGAAGTACCAGCGTTTGCCAGCAGCATCAGCGTGGCGGAGTTCTCGACTGAGGATGAGATCCTCTGCTGACCCGTCAAGCGGCTTCGTCTCGCCCTGCCTCTGTTTGATGACGGCAAGTCTTGGGATGATGGCATCCTGTAGCCTCGCATGAGTCGTCATACCGCAGCCACCTCGAGAACGGCGGTATTGATCGCGAGCGTTGCCCGGACCTTGACCACGCCGTCGTTGGTAATGGCGAGAACCCTTCGACCGGAAATGCGCGCCCTGAAGTAGAACTTCGTCGGGCTCGTTGAAATCTGATCGTTCAGAAGAACGCGGAAGTTGAACTCGTCCGTGGATTGGCTCGTCGCTTCGAAAGCAGCCTTGAGAGCATCCTGCCCGCTGTCTGCCGTCTTGTGAGCGTAGGTGATCGTTGCATCACCAGCGTTCGCAACGCCTCGAGCCTTCTGCATTCGACCATCGCCCAATCCGGCGAATTCCACGATGCTTCGCTCATCCCCGTACTCGCCGATTTCCTCGACGTCTCCCAAAGCCGTGTATGCGTCAGCCTCATACTCAGCTTGAGTACCACCTGGAGTCGCAAGCGTCGTCCCGATTGCGATAGAGCACCCGGTGCCTGTTTTGATTGCCATGTATGTGCTCCTTTACACGACGGCGCCAGCAGCGGCGACACCGCTCTGAACAATGCCGATCTTGAGCCGATTGGCCGCCGTTCCGACCCCGAGAATCGTGACGAACTCGCCGCCGGCAATGTCGTCCACCGGCGCGACACCCCCGCTCGTGGATTGCACGTAGACCTTCCCGATGGCTACTGTGGCGCCCATGTCGATCAAGCCACCGTTCTGATAATCCACCGGCTGATTCGCAGAGGCTCCGTTCAGAGCAATACCGGCCGTCGCGGCATTAACCGCAGAGTCGTCGCTCGAAACGACGAACTGGCCCGATGTGTTTCTCCGAAGCGTCTGCCCGGCAGTAATCGTCCCGCCGGCAGTGCCTCGATGTATCTCGCCGAACGGCCGCACGTTGGCCGGCGTGACCGTAAGATCTGCCATGTACCTCTCCTGTTAAAACATCTCGTAAGCGACCTTCCAGGTCGAAGACAGCGAGCCAGTGCAAAGCTCGCCCTCTGAATTCGTCTCGGGAGCGGACGCGCCTCCGTAGCCGATGCCATATACGAACTCGAGCCCAAGCCGCGACTGCCCTAAAGCCTGCATGTGCTGGTGCATGAGCTCGTCGACGCGCGCACGCATATCAAGCAGCTTCTCGCGGACATCTGTCTCGAACGGCTCGGCCACGACAGCCGTGAAAATCACGTCTAGCACGCTGTTGATGCCGCGCAACTGCATGTCGCTCGGCACGTCCTCTCCAGCGTCGATCGAATATGCCGGAAGCTCGTCCTGATCTGCGTCTAGCGTCTCGCGGCGATGCGTGAAGACCTTCATCCCGAGCGGAACGACGACCTCAGACACGAGCGCCGCGACAGCATCTAGGATCTCGTCGACACGATGCGTCACTTGCGGAGCCTCAATAGCGTCATACCGACTCCGTCGGGCTCGAAGTCAGTGACGAAGTACGCGGCTTTATTCGAGACGCGCGTCAACCTCGATTGCTTGACGATCCCATGCTCTGCGACGTCGGAAGTTCTGCAGATAAGAACAGGCTCGCGGTTCGCAATCGTGTACTCCGAGATTTCCGTCTCGAGGTACACCTCGTCGAAAATCCCTACCAGAAAAGACACGTATCCCGTATCGAACGGTTCGCCGCCGAGAGACACGATCGCATCTCTGCGATCGGCCTCGGTTTCGAGCATTAGGTGTACTTCGGATGCGACAGCATCTGAACCGAAACGAGCGCAGGCCCGGTCGTGATCGTCCCGACGCAGCGCACCCATCCGCGACAAGCATTCGCGCTCACCGTACGCTTCTGAGCCAGAGGATCGTTCGCCGTGGTCACTGTCGTCGCCGCGCCCTCGTTGAACGCAATGGTCGCAGCACCAGTGCCGCTACCGTCCGTCGCGTCCTCGACCGTCCAGACGATGTTCCCGGCCGAGACCACGCCTGTATCGAGAACGAATACGAGGTCGCCCTCATACGCCCGCGCGTCGATCCACGCCGAAGTCGCTGCAGCAGTGTTCGCCGCGCTGACCGCGTTAAGCAGCGTCACAAGAGTCGCCGCTTGACCTTGATTACCCAGCATCTTTCTCTCCCTTCTTGCGCTTCGGCTCCGGCTTGACCTCCGGATCCTCTGTCACAAGCTCAGCCTTCGTGGACGCAATTACGTCTGCGGCAACCGAATCGGGAATCGCTATGACGGACCCGACCTTCTGCGCGACGCCTCCGACCATGAAGGATCGAATGACCTTGACCTTTTTCATTTGGTCTCCTTTGGGCACGACGCTGCCGGCGACCAGCGGAGAACCAGCCGCCGACAACATCGCAACCAGCCTTTAGGTGATCGACGACGCGAGCGAGAACGCGCCCGCGTACCGAACACCGACGTCGATCGTGATGATCGCGCGGATACCGATGATGCCGGCCTGAAAGTTGGCATACGGGTTCGTCTCGACCTCGAGAGTGCCCCATTCACCGACCACGACCTTGCTCCAATCGCCGAACAGCATCGTCGCCGCTGCCATCTGCGCCGAGCTCATCGCCCGCGTATCGAAGATGGTGCCGTCCCACATGCTGCCCATCCAGAGTCGCGTCGTGCCAGTGCTCGGCAGCTCTGGACGCGCCATGAGAAGCGCTGCCACCGCTGCCGTCGTGACGTATCCCGGCGACATCGGCGTGACGTTCGCCGCAGCGACGTCCGCCATTGCATCGAGAACCCCGGCAGCCGCGAGCGAGGTGCCGGTAAAGGCCCCGATGCCTGCGGTATTCGTGATGCCGGTCGGCTGACCGCCCGCACCGGAACCGCTGAGCACAGCCAAGTCCACCGCGATCGCCGCGACATTCGCCACGTCCTGCATCGCGATCTGCTCGGCCGCAGGCTGAGACTGCAACAGAAGTTGCCGGCTAATCTCGATGTAGGCACCGACCGACTTCGGCGACAAGGCGACCTGCGCGAATGTCGGCGTCGACTCGGTAATCGTCGAGGCTTCGTTCGCAAGCCAGATCGGCGTCGCAGCGACGGTCTGCTTCGGGATGGTCACGCTACCGACGAGCCCCGGCATTCTCTGGGCGCCCATGCGATACGCAACTGTTCGATTGCGCAAGAGCTCGATGAAGCTCATGTTCTCCGTAGCGACCAAGAAGCCGCCCGCCGTGGTCGTGCCGACCGTCATGTCGCGCTTCGACTCTTGGACCTCGTAGGGAACATAGAACTTATTCGACTCGATGGGCTTGCCGGTCTTTTGGTAGATCGCGCGCGAGCACTCGAGCTCGAACCCGGCGCCGTCCCACTTGCCAGTCGCGGCAGCGAGAAGCGCTCGGCCAAAGCTGAACTTCTGTGCCTCACGATCAGACAGCCCGAGCTTCGACGGAACCTTCGGGTTGTTCGTCTCGCGCGATCGGACGATGTTGTCGATGTCCTTGCCGACCTCCTCGAGGCTCTGCCCGGACGCGATGAACATCTGCCGAATATCGTCGTCGATCTTGCACGCCTTGCAGAGCGTGTCGATCCCTGTACGCCGGCCTTTCTCCAAGTCCGAAGCGCTCGGACCTCTCACTGCTTCCACTTTCGTTTCGGCGCTTGTGCCCGCCGCGGCGGTCTCTTCGCTCACTACAATCTCCTCTTTGGCGGTTTGCGCCTGTTGCCTAATCATCCTTACCTCGAACTCCTCTGAACGACCGATACCCACCGACGGGTCGGCGGGCACTGTCACAATCGAAACCTCATACGGCTCCCAATCGGTCGCCGTGAACCGTTCGGATTTCTTGTCCTCCTCGACCTCGTACAGCCGATAGCCGATCGAGACGTTCCGCAGTCCGCCGGCAAGCATCGCCGCGACCTCTTGCGCACGCAGCGTCTCAAACAGATGCGCGTCGACGACGAGCCGCGAGTCCTCGACTCGTGCCCCGTCGATCATCCCGATCGGGTCTGCCATATCGTGATTGAACAAGAGCGGCCCGACGCCCCTCTTAAACCGATCGAGCCGTATAGAACCTTTCTCGTGAGAGAGCACCTCTTCTCCGAACCAGCGCTCGACAGGCGCCTCAGACGATGCCGAGAACGTGAGAAACGTCCCTTTCTCTTCTTTCCTGACGACGATACTTTTCGGATCGCATTCACGCGACAGCATCCGTGCCTTGATCGTCTCCGTCATTGCTTCCTCCTAAGACGAAAAACCCGGCGCTCGGCCGGGTCCTCTGCTTCATCCATTTCGGCTTCGGGTTCCGGTGGAGGCTCCTCATCAGGCTCCACGTAGAACTCCGGCGACGTCTCGAACACGAGGCCCTTCTCCTTCATCATCACGAGCTCTTGCTCGCGCACGTCGAGCACGTCCTCGATATCTGCCCCGCCTGCGGTCTGAGCGATAACGTCGCTCACAGTCATGAACCCGTCCTTGATCGCCTTCTCGTAAGCCTCGACCTCTTTCGTCGGGTCGATCCATGACCAGCCGCGCGGCTTGAACCTGACGGCCTCAAACTTCATCGGGTCGTTCGCGTACTCGCGAATCGCTATCTCAGGGATCGCGCCGACAATGACCGCCGACCGCAGCCATTCGCGATGAATGTGCTTGCGGAAGTCGCAGATGAACCACGACTGAAAGTACCGCCACAGATCTCGGTCGTCCAAAAGCGCGAGCCGACTCGAGCTGTAGTTGCTCTGAGAATAGTCCCGCGACAGCGACTCGTAACTCACGCCAGCACCCGCTGCCACCTCGCGCAGCATGTGCCGCATGAACGGCTCAAGCGCAGGATTCGGCGAGGTCGGCGCGAGCGCATTCAGCTTCTCGCCGGGATTAAGCCGATGATAAGTTCCAGGCTCCAAGTTCATCTCGACGGTCCCGTCCGCCTGCGTCTCGCCGAAGGACGCCGTATCCTCGGGACTCTCAATAGCGCCGACAGAGCACGCCTGCGTGCGCGCACGATCGAGCTCGGCCTCGCTGTACGAGTCCATATCGTTGAGCTTTCGCGCCGCGGTATGCAGCCACGGCTCTCCTCGCGTCTGCGGCCAGCGGTCCACCAGAGCCAGATGAATGATCTGGTCCGCAGGGACTTTCTCGATCTCGTCTGGTATCCCGCTGAACCGAATCTCAGACGGATGCCGCTGCCGGATGAAGTAGGCAACCGGCCGAAAGAACCGATCGACCTCGATGCCCATCCGGTGCTGATTCCCTACAGACGGACTCACCCCGGACGTGTCGAGATGATCGGCAATCCGCTCGGCCTCGATCAGCTCCAACGCGAACGGGACTCTCGAAGTACCAAACTCCGCGTGATACTTCCGAACAAAGACTTCCCCGGC